TTCACGAGGCGAATGCGGCCGTTGACCTCGGGTGACGTTGGCTGTAGCCTGCACCTCGACAATGGCGCCCTGACAAGGCAATCACGGCCCCCATGGTGGGGGCTGTTGATTTTGTGGGGCAACCACGGTATGGTGGGTCATGTCTGACCCCATCAAGGGCGCCGAAAGCGTCCGCGATGGGAGCGGCAAGTTCCTCCCCGGGCACACGCTCGGTGGGCGCAAGCAGCTCCCGGCGTGGTTTCGCGAACGTGGCCCCGACGCACTCAAGACCCTCCTCGCTGCGGCAACGGGCATCGCTGCGGATGACGACCCGCCAGCGGCCAAAGAACTCGCCATGGCGTGCTCTGACCGCGTCCGCACCGACGCCGCCAAGACCGTTATCGATCGCGTCTATGGCAAGGTGACCGACGTCGTCGAGTTGAACGGCGAAGTTGGCCTCGGCGAGATCCGGCGCGTCGTCGTGAAGGCGACCGCCCAGGTGATGGCCGATGACGACGCCGTCAGCCACACTTGATATCCCAACGCCAGCATGGGCGGTCCCCCTGCTGGCGCCTGCCCGCTACAAGGGCGCCCACGGCGGACGCGGTAGCGGCAAGTCGCACGAGTTCGCCACGATGGTCGTCGAGGCGCACATCATGGACCCGCACACCTCGACGGTGTGTGTCCGTGAGGTGCAAAAGAGCCTGAGCCAGTCCGTCAAGCGGCTGATCGAGCTCAAGATCGAGTCCCTCGGCGTCGGGCACCTCTTCGACGTCCTCGAGACGGAGATCAGGAACCGGCGCGGCACCGGCAAGGTCATTTTCGCCGGCATGCAGAATCACACCGCCGACAGCATCAAGTCGCTGGAGGGCTACGATCGGGCGTGGGTTGAGGAGGCCCAAAGCCTCTCGCAACAATCGCTTGATCTGCTGCGCCCGACCATCCGCAAGCCAGGGTCAGAGCTGTGGTTTACGTGGAATCCGACACACCCCGATGACCCGATCGATGTGCTCCTACGCACGGGCAAGCGTCCGCCGGACTCGGTCGTCGTCGAGGTCAACTGGCAGGAAAACCCATGGTTTCCCGACGTCCTGCGGAAAGAAAAGGACTTTGACCGGGTCAACGACCCGGAGAAGTATGCGCACGTCTGGGAGGGCGCCTACTACGTCGTCGGCGGGCGCATCTATCAGCGGTTCCGCCGTGAGTATCACTGCGCGGCACCGTGGGCGGTCACCGTCGGGCGTGGGCGCATCGCGATCGGGTGCGACTTCAATGTGGGCCACATGGCGTGGATCGTCGCTGAGATCGACGACGCCACACGACAGGCCCACATCGTCGGCGAGGTCATCAAAGAGGGTGGCACGACCACCGACGAGCATGCGGAACGAACGGCCCGATGGATTGCCGCCTACCTCACGCGCACGAGGGGGCGACCGTTCTCCCGTGACGACGTGTTTCGCATGAAGCCCACGGCCTACATCGACGCCAGCGGCAAGGCGCGCGATTCCACCTCGACGCTGTCCGACGTCCACCTGCTGACGTCGGCGGGCTTCCGCGTCGTCCACGGCAAGGCGAACCCGCCGGTGATGGACCGCGTGGCCACCGTCAACGTGCTCCTGCGGGATCGGCGCCTCACCATCGACCCGGCATGCGTCGAGCTCACCCGAGGCCTCGAGATGCAGGCGATCGACAAGCACGGCGAGCCAGACAAGGCCGGCGGGCACGATCACGTCCTCGACGCCCTCGGCTATCTGTGCCACTGGCAATGGCCCGTCCAGCGCAAGGCAGGCGAGGCGCCACGGTCGGAGGTCTTGACGGACGAGTGGGGCAGGGTCTAGCGCCATCGCCCAGACTGCACTAGAATGCAGTCCATGCTTTTCACCGCATCGGCATCGGACGCCATCATCGCCACCATCCGTGAGCAGGCCGGCGCATGGCAGCCGAGCCAACTCATGTCCCTGCTCGACGCTGGCCGGCGTACACGCAGCGCCGACTACGACAGCATCGTGAAGGGCCTCGCCGTGCGCTACAGCGGCGACCAGGTGGCCGTCGTGCGTGACGCCCTGCGGACGGCCTACCCAAAGACCGGCGACCAGCTTCCGATCGACCCCGTCAACTGGCTGCGTTTCTTCGCCCGGCAGGACAGCGGCGTCTATGCGGAGCCGGCGGAGCGTATGCTTGTCGGCGAGGACGGCGAGCCTCTCGACGGCGAAGATCCCCGCGTCGAGGCGTTCGCGCGCGCGCTTGACGAAGCCCAGATCGACGTCGTCATGCCTGAGATGGAGCGCCGGTGCCATGCGGGCGCGCGTGCGTCATTCGTGATGCTGGGCTGGCGCAAGATCGGCACCGACGACCCCGGGCGCCTCGTGGCCCAGATTTACTGGACCCACGACGTCGTCACGCTGGCCCATCCGTCGGCCCCCGATGACCCAGACGCGGTGTGGCTCTGCGCCATTCGGCAGGCGAGCAACACGCAGGCGTCGCCGCTGTGGTGGGTGTGGTCGCGCGAGTTCACCGAGGACGACATGGGCAACCTCGTGTCGTTCTCGTCGTGGTCGCATCGTCGCGTGAGCGAGGACGGCAAGATCGCGACGGCGTCGGAAGCCTACGATGGGCGCTTCCCCGGCGCCTACCTGCGGCTTGAGCCCGGCGCCGGTGCCATCTGGCCGGCCCCTGACCGTGACGTCGTCGTCAACGTCGACCGGCTGAACGTGAGCCGGTCCAACAGGCAACACGTCATCGATATGCAGGCGCATGCGACCACGATCTACAGCGGTTCGACGCGGGAGACTTCGGAACTCGTTGGCGGTCCCGGCAGCGTCATCCAGATCAACAGCGGTGAAACGCTCCAGTTCCAGACGGCCGGCGCGGACCATGCGGCGATTGAGGCCAGCGCCACCCGCGACCTGCAAGAGCTGGGAGTGTCGCGAGGCAACAGCCCCGACGCCTACGCCGTCGAGCCGGGCGAGGCACAGTCGGGCGTCTCACGCATGATCGCCAACGCGCCGCATGACCAGCGCGTGGCGGAAAGCCGCCCCACCTTCAAGGCGTTCGAGGAGCAGCAGCTGCTCCCCATCGTCCTCGACGTGCTGGCGATGTTTGACCCTGCGGCACCGGGCGAGTTTGGCGACGTCAAGCCCCGTGTGACGCTCAAGGCCGCCAAGGCATACGAGGCCGATACGGAGAAGCAGGCCCGCGTGCTGGAACTCAAGTCGGCCGGCCTCATCGACGACGCCGACGCTCGCGTGATGCTGGGCCTGTCGGCGGACCGCCACGAGGCCGAGGAATATCTGGCAGCACGACAGACGGCGATGGCGCCCAAGGTGAGCCTGCCGGGCGCACTGGCCGGGTCGCCGTTTACGGCGCCGCGGGAGACGCCGCGGGAGACGACTGAATGAGCGGAGCAGCCGCCGCCGGTGTCGTGGCCGATGCGGCCGTCGAGGACTTGCGGCGCCTCGAGTTGTCCATGGAACGCGACCTGCTGCGGCTACTGCTGTCGCTCGACACCGTGCCCGGCGAAGATAGCCTTGTGCGTCGTCAGGCCCAGACGTCAGCCGCTGTGTTGGAGCAGGTGCGCCGTCGACTTGAGCAGGAGGGCGAAACCATCGCCAGCGTCGTCGGGCAACGCGCCATCGAAGCCGTCGGCGCTGTGCTTGGTGCTCCCCCTGCGACGCTACCCGTCGGCGTGCGCGAGGAGCTCGACGCCATCGTGAACGGGCAGGTGGGCGACGTCGTGCGCACCTTCAAGGCGGCGATCCCCGAGATGCGGGAGGCCGTCGCCCGAGGCATCACCTCGGGCGGCTCCCTCGCCGACGTCGTCGAGGATGTGAGGGCGCGCCTCGCTACGACGTGGGTCCGAGCCAAGGCAGCCGTTGACGCGGCGATCATGGCGGCTGGCCGTCGGACGGTGCTATCGGCAGCCAAGGAGGTTGAGGGCGACCTTGACCTCGTCTACGTCTACGTCGGCCCCCGCGACGCGAAGAACCGGCCATTTTGCAGCGCGTGGGTGGGCAAGGCAGTCACCGACCCGTCGAAGCTCGACAACGGGCAGGGCATCCCCGCCGACGACTACTGCGGCGGCTACAACTGCCGGCATTCGTGGGCTCCGACGTCGCTGGAGACGGCGATCGCCGAGGGGATCAAGGTCTACAGGCCGGACGGGTCGCCGGTGGTGGTGGACGTGCAACGGAGGTGAGGCGATGGGCATCACAACCAAGCGCAGCGGCCCTCCGGTCAAGTTCGACGCTGACAAGGCCATCCGCCTGATCGCTGGCTACGTCCCAGGTGCCATCATCCGACGCACCGGGCAGGGCATCGACGCCCACGGCAACCCGTTTGCCCCCTACACGCCACGCTACCGCCAGACGCTGGGCAAGATGGGCGAGGACACCAGCGAGGATCTGCGCCTCACCGGCGGCCTCATGAACTCGGTCAAGGTGCGTGAGAAGCGAATCACAGCCGCTGGCGTCGAGGTGGTGATCGCACCGGACACGGGCACGTCGCCACAGGTGCGGGCGGTCAAGGGCCGAGCGAAGCGCACCGGCCAGCAAGGCCCGCCGCACAACGTGCTGGGCTACTGGCTCCACCACGGCACGCCGCATATGCGGGCGCGTCCGTTCATGGGGCTGAGCCCCGAGCAGTCGGCCGAGCTCAACCGGATCCTTGCGCGGGCCCGGCTCTGGGGGTAGGACGTCTCCAGCGCAGTCAACAGCTCGCGATAGCCCCCGGCTCCACATGGTGTGGTGACCGGGGGCGCGGTTTTGGGCAAAAGAGAGCCCGGCATTTCAGCCGGGCGACGTCGTATCTTACGATTCGGACCTGACCTCAAGGGTCGTCTCCACCGGTGAGCATGCCGGGGCTAGCGTCGCCGCGTCAACTGCAATAGAGTGCAGTCCATGCAGCGCGTGCTTGTCGGCTCCACAGACACGATCCTGAGCTATCCCCGGCTCACGGCCGACGGCATCGTCACGACCGGCGTCCCATCGTCGGCGACAGCGCGACGGGTCACGCCGCAGGTGCCGGACGCCTCGACGGCCTACGTCGCGGCAACGGTGGACAGCCTGTCGACGACGACGCAGGGCGCCCACAGCGAGGGCGGCGACTCCGTCACGCTGGCCGGTGCGGTGACCATCGTCGCAGGCCGGCGCTACCTGATCACCGACGCGAGCCATGGCAAGGCCATCGTCGTCGTCGCCTCCCGTGGCGGGTCGCTGTCGGAGATGTGGCTTCAAGAGCCGTTGCCATGCGACATCGCCAACGGCTCCACCGTCAAGGGGATTGCCGTCACCGTCGCCCTCGACGCGACGCAGACCGCCGAGCCGGGCGCCGGCTATGTGCTCTTCCGCGCCACCGTCGACGGCGTCGTCCGCGAGTGGGACGAGCCGCTCCGCGTCGTCCGGCGCATCACGTCGGTGGCGCTGACGCCGACGGAGCTCACCCAGAGCTATCCCACGATCCGGCAGATCGCGTCGTCGTCTGACCTCACCCTCGAGGAGGCCATCCAAGCGTCGTGGCGCATGGTCATGGTGCCGGCCCTCGCCGCGCGCGGCATCCTCGACGAGGACGTGCTTACCGACGACGTGTTGGTACCGATGCACGCTGCGGCGACGCTGCTTCACCTCGCCCGCCAGTGGCCGGCCGCTCCGACTGAGTTTGTGGACCGCCTCGCCGCGTCCTATGAGCAGATCAAGCAGACGACGTGGGACCGCATCGACCTGCTCACGGCGCCGCAGGACGTGTTGACGCCTGA